TGACTACTCTTCCAACGATAATGAACCCGTCACTATCATCAGCCGTAATCGTGAGATCTTTGTAGATCGGATTATCAGAAACAATCCGGTATTCATCCTGAGCTACCCGTTGCACCCGTTTGACATGTAGTGATTCCCAGAGTCTCAGAACGTAGACTCCGTCACCGAGAAAGCCACTGTTCATATGAACGAGAATCGTATCTCCGGAACCCATCAGTGGAGACATGCTGTCACCGACTACCGTGATGAAGGCTAAATTGCTATCCGGCAACTTTGGTAGCCACTCGGTAATCACAGAGATTGTTTCTCCGTTTTCATCGGTAGTCAGCGTTCCTGCTCCTCCACTAGCTTCGGTATCAAATTTTCGGATCAGCCGATAGTTATCATCTCTGATCACTTCTTCCGTTTTGACCTCATCTATATTTCCAAAGACCTGTTCTATCTTGCTCAGAAAGTAGGATGAATCCTGTTTCCCTTGAAGAACTCGGTTCACTTTAGATCGATCCCATCCAATGGCATCTGCTATCTCCTGCTGAGAATATCCCTGGGACTTCCGCCACAGATCAAAATTTTCTGATATTTTTTGCACTTTATTGTTGACTCGTTTAATCATTTCTGATCAGATATGCACTCTGCTGCATAAGAGTGAACGGTTAACGGTTAGAACATGGAGTGAAATGCAAGATACCAACCTTTTAAACACCACTCAGGCCGCAAAGGCTCTTGGGGTCAGTGTCGATCAGATCCGAAGAATGATCAGTAATGGTCAAATCAAGAGTATCCAGACCCACGATAGATCCCCCCATTTAATCCCCACTGCAGAAATCCTCCGCAACACAGTGATCAAACCGAGATCGTCTCGGATGTCCTTCGAGGAATACTGTGAACTGGATGGACTGAATGCGTCTTTGATCAAGAGATTGAACAAGTCTCTGAACCATTACCTCTCTACTCCGTCAGATCCGTCTCCAGCCATGGCAAAGGGAGTAGCGATCCACGATTCCATTGAACTTCGGTTAGCCGGAAAATCTTTCGGTGAAAAGTATGTGGTCGCTCCCAATGTGGACAGGAGAACCAAGGCAGGACGGGAGGAATACGATCAGTTTGTAGCAGAAGAAAAAAGAACGGTACTCAAGAAGGAAGATTACGAAGACGTAGTTCTGATGACCGAGTCAGTTTTCAGACATCCTGAGTTCTGGAGAATTATTCCGAATGCAGAAGTAGAACAGGTGATCACTTGGGAAGAAAACGGTATCCGAGCAAAAGCGAGACTTGATTACAGTGACGAGGGACAGCACCTCGTAGTGGATCTGAAGAGTGCTCAGGATGCCTCACCTTACGGATTCAAGAAAGCAGTCACACGGTATCAATACGACATTCAAGCCAACTGGTATCGAAGAGCCTATCAATCTGTTTCCGGTCACTATCCGGAGTTTTTATTTTTAGTAGTTGAAAACACAGCACCGTACAACGTGGCTCTTTACAAACTATCCGATGAACTGATGCACAACGCAGAATTCAAGATCAATCAGGCAGTCGAACTCTACAAACAGTATCTCTCTGGAGAGATCTATAGCCAGGGTTACCATGAGGACGTAATGGAGTTGTCATGAAGCAGTGCAAACTATGCCAGAAGGAGATGTCAATAAAAGTCAATAACCAGAAGTACTGTGGAGATCCTTGTACTTATGAAATGTATGTACGGAGACATACAAGGCTAAAACCTAGTAACTGTGCAACCTGCAATAGCACCTTCCAACCGAAAACGAATATCAATGTCTACTGTTCCAAAGAATGTCAGAAAATCGGAAGTAAGAAGTTCTATCAAAAGTTTCTAAAGAAGAAACGAGAAGATCGTGCAGCAAGACTGAAGGAAAGACCAGAGAAGGTTTGTGCTTACCGGCATTGTAACCGCAAATTCAAGGATGTTCATCCAAACAAACGCTTCTGTAGCACGATCTGTCAGAGAGGGAACGAAAGAGTAGTGGAGAACGAAAAGTGGTTGAACAGAAAAAAGGTCCATTGTGCAGTATCAACTTGTTCCAAGCTATTCATTCAGAAGAACTCCAACCAGATCTATTGTAGCCATCAGTGCAAACAATTAGTCAGAAACTTTCGGGACCGAGAACGATACAAACAGAATCCGAATAGGCCATGTAGCCGATGTAAACAACGGGTTCTATCAAAAAATTCCAAGGCGAAGATTTGTGATCGATGTTCCAAGGATCTTCAGCAGATCAAAATGAACCGACAGAAGTTCAATGCACCGGAATCCGACATCATCTTTGAACCGGAGAGCAACGACTTCTTCAGCAGTCCTTGGACACGTTTACAGAAAAGACATTTCATCGATCTGGAACCGACAGACTCTTCTGTAGAGTCATCGGATTTTAAGGATCAAATTCAAAACTATTTAAAGAAAGGAGGAAAGATTACGAAGCTATCAGTCGGTTTCTGTCACTCACCCATTACGATGGAGCAGTAATGATCAGTTTAGACAAAGCAAAATCACTGATGAAAGGACCGAGTTATATGGAGGAAATGGTCATGGAGACACTCAAAGCCTCTGATCTCTCGTTAATACCGGAGAAGATGGAAGTAGATTGGGACGATGAAGAACTACTGGAAGCCTTCCAGATTGCTCAGTCACAGATTCATTTGAAAAACTATCGTCTAGCGAATTCCGTCCTCCTTTTCTGTCACCGATTACTAAAGGAAAGATATGAGTGAAAACATTTTAAAGATTACAGAAGACTTATCTACTTCACTGGAGACTCAGGAACTGGACAAGGCACTAGCCAAGGTCAAAGAAGAGATGAGTGCTCTGGTCGAAAAAGACGGAACGAATCCCCATTTTAGAAACAGTTTTACTTCTCTGTCTGCTTTGTTGAAAGCAGCAACTCCGGTACTCGCTAAACATGGACTGTCTCTTCAGCAGCATCCAACCAGTAGCAAACTGGTCTCCAGACTGTCTCATTCATCAGGTCAATGGATCGTATCAGAATATTCGTTACCGACACACAAGGATGATCCACAGGGAGACGGTTCAGCAATCACGTATGCACGGAGGTACTGTTACCAGAGCATTCTGGGTCTAGCTGGAGACATGGATGACGATGGGAATGCCAGTATGCCAATCAGTGCTGGTCCTCCGATGCCGAGAACCGGAGTGAAACGATGATCGAAGGATATTTGGAAGACATGATTATGGAAAGAAAAGTCGGAGTCTCTCTACAAGAGATTCAGAATCTTTATAGCGTGATGACGTGGCAGGTGTATCTGCGATTAGTGCAGGAAGACAGAAGGGACTCGGTTCCGGCTGATCTAGTCGAAGCAGCAGAAAGATACGTCATCGCTTTTAACGAGTGGGATCAATCCAGAAACTTAGCAGACTAATTTAATGAAGAGGGTTCGCTATGAAAACACTTTTATTAAGAGAGGTAGAGTTTTTAACTACGTCAGAAGCTGCAAAGTATCTTGGTATCCAAGCAACTACTCTACACCAATGGCGTTATCTAAAAAAAGGACCAAAATTCACACGCATAGGATCTCGTACAATTCGATATCACTACAAGGATCTTATGGCTTGGATAGACGAAAACAACTGAATCTAAAACCAACAATCAGACAGGGTATAGCCAGTGGGCCTTCCTCCCTAAACAAATGGTCCGAATTCATTACTGGTTAATCAATACGAGTTCACCTCTACGATGTCCCTGTCTCCCACACATGGAGTAGCAATGGATGCAACACTTCGATTTTCTGTTTTCCTCACGTTGGCTTCACTAGCTTTCCTGCTACTGACTCCAGCAATTATCAATTCCATTAACTTCTGGACCAAAGTGTTCAGCCATTTCTAGGAGACCAATGAGAAAGATCGTACAGATCAGTACGAACCACCAGAGTGGTAGTGACGAGGAGTTATCAGTCTTTGCTTTATGTGATGACGGGACTCTCTGGTACACGATCTCTCGGAGAAACTTGTTCAGTCCTGCTAAAATATCGGATCATTGGCTTATAGTTGCAAACGTGCCTCAACATTCCATTGAGGACAACGAATTCATAAGGTTTTCAAAAAAAGGTTATTAGGAGAAATCTATGGACTTAGGATTTTCAATTGAAATCGAATACCCGAAAGAAATGATTCAGACCTCTCCGTTGCCCCCAGGAGAGCATATGGTCGAGATCCAATACATCGGTAGCAAACCAACGAAGTCTGGTGGCTGGATGCTGAACATGAAGTTAGCAAACGATCATGGACATGTCTGGGACAATTTCAACATCGGTCATGCTAGTGAAACCACTCGTCAGAGTGCTCAGAAGAAACTGGGAAGACTAGCCCGTTGTAGTGGTCTGGAAGGATCGTTCAGTAATACCGATGATCTATTGAACAGAACCGTAGCAGTCGAACTCGGATTGAACCAGAACGGATACATCGAAGTACTCAAGTACAAGGAGAAACTGTCACAGGTTCCGGTGATGGATACTGATGACGATGAACCTGAGTTTTGAACTACCTTTTCCTCCCTCGGTAAACACCTACTACCGGAGTTCTTTCCGTAGTAGATCGGTTTATCTGTCAAAAAAAGGACGGGAGTTTAAGGACTCAATGGAACGAGTTCTCATCGAGATGAAAGCGGTTTATCTCAATCTCCCGTCCTTCCCCACAGAACGTCTCAGAATCCACATAGAACTGATTCCTGGTGATCGTAGGTCGTTTGATATCGATAACCGAGTCAAAGCGATCTTAGATGTTCTGGAGGGACATCTGTTTGTCAACGATAGTCAGATCGATGAACTGGAAGTCATTCGTAAACCAATGGACAAAGGGAAGGCACGATGTCGAGTAACGATCTCCGAGATCAAAGAGCAATCGAATTCTTAAAGAGACAGGGAATTCAGAGACCAGAAATAGAAGAGGAAAGTTTTCCAGCAGAAGTGGCAGAACCGATTCCAGAACTGGACTATCCTCCAGGATTCTTAGGAGAACTGGCTGAAATGATCTGTGACAGTGGCTACAAACGACAGAAGTTGTTATCGATCTCTGCAGCTTCGGTGATCATCAGTTCTTTAGTCGGACAACGAATCAAGTCACAGTCCGGAATGAGAGCAAATATCTATTGTTTGTCTGTAGCACCGACTGCTGCCGGAAAGGAACATGGTCGGAGAATGATCGATAGATATCTCGTTGCTGCTGGAGCAGATTCAGTGATTGCTGGAGATGAAATCAGTAGTGATGCCGGAGTAGTCGATCAGTTATCGAATCAGCCACAATTACTGTTTCTGTTAGATGAATTCGGCAAGTTTCTGAAACGCACTCAGTTGAGTAGTAGTTCTCCGTATCTCGTTGGCATTCTGGAACTTCTGATGAAACTCTATGGTCTTTCTGACGGAACGTACAGATCCGGTTGGACAAAGACCGATGGAGGACGAAAGGTGATTCATCAGCCACACGTAACGATCTATGGAACGAGTACTCCAGAACAATTCTGGCCACTGATGAACGGGGATCTGATATCAAATGGATTTCTGAATCGATTCTGGATCTTTGAAAACCGAGAGGAATCACCGGAGGAGCAGAACGTACAAGAACCTGTTTTGAATCAATCGATGGTCCAGCAATTAAAGAGACTGTATTCTCTACCGAGAGTTTCGATGGGAGAAGATGCAACGATACCCATGCCTCAAGTCATTACGGCTACAGAAGCAGCCAATGAGGTACTACGGGAAGCACAGAAGCACTGGAAGGAAGAATCACAGAATCCGGTAAACAAGGCTAGAGACTTGTGGAAACGAGCAAACGATATGTGTCGGAAAGCTGCACTCCTGGTCGCTATCAGTGGGTATCAGTATCAGTTACCGAATGTCACCGAAGAGCACATGCAGTGGTCCGTGGAACTAACGAACTATCTGTGTCGAAACGCAAGTCAACGAGCATCCGGTGAAATGGGAGAAACGAAGCACGAGCAACGGATCAACAAGATCTATCAGAAGATTTCCGAGAAACCGGATGGAATCAGTAACCGAGAACTAAACAGAAGCTGTCACCATATCCCGAAAGCATATAGAATTCAGATTCTGGAGCAGTTACTGGAGTCAGGAATGATTGAAGAGACCATGGTAATGGTCGAGAAACGGTCTACGAGAGGTTTTAAATGTTCTTAATGGCACTACTCGCTAACTGTCACGGTGACAATTGGTGCCAATAAGGGAATTTAACGGGGTTTTTCCGGTTCCATACATATTAATAGTACTGTATTAACGAAGTACTGTTCTTTTGGGTTACCGTCTGATCTGGAAGATACCATGGAAACCGGAGTTCTGTCAATCACTTTTGATCAAAAAAAATCAAAGTCTCACATTTGGTCGATCAGCCGTAGCTTCCTGGATCAAAGCATCGTGCATCCGTGGTGGAGAAACGAAGATCCGTTTTTCCAGTTCTTCCGAATCGTACATGATCTTCATCAGGAGCATAGCCACTTTAAACACTTGTGAGAATTTTCTGTTTCCAGATTCAAACTTACTGATTTCAACATTTGTATAGCCGAGTATATCTGATAGTTCCTGCTGAGTAAATCCGAGTTCTGTTCTAATTCCACGTAACCATTCCCCAGGACTTTTGTCTCCGAAGAAATCTTCATCGGTCATGGTCTGCAGACAGTCGGTCGAAGCAATCAAAGGTTTTTTAGCCATAATTTTTGCGGTCCTGAGCGGAAGTGAGAATTTTTGCGGTCATGAGCGGATCAGAATCAAACCGAATGCAAACGAGATACAAGATCGAACGGGTCAAATCAGGTTTAAAGCCACGAAAAGCAAGTAAAATTGTGATTCTGTTCAAATCTTTCGAGATCAGGATATTTTCCGAAGGTATACTTGACTAGTCTTGAAACAGAAAAACGGACTGACGGAAGATTTGAGCATCGATAGATGATAGTTTTGGGAGATACCAGGAAGAAAGCACAAAAAAAAGGACAAGCTCCGAAGAACTTGCCCAGGATAGTTAGATCAGTTTATCCATTGCCAAAAAGTAGGAACTCCATAGAAAATAAATTCATATTCTTGATCTGTTTCTGCTCGGAATGAATGGGTGCTTTGTTGGTCAATGATTTCCAGTTCGATGCCTTTTGCCTTTGCCTTGTCCTGGACAAACTGAAAATACTTTCCGATCTGTTGATCATAGACGTTCTGGTCCATGGTTCTTGATTTGTACAAACAAGCGTCTCGATGTGTTTCTGAAAATATCGTGATCATAGTTCCTCAAATTAAAAAACCCTCCGGAGAGGGTTCAGTTAGTTAGTTTGGATAGTGTTTCAAATACTCTTGCATCGCTAGCTGATCAGTAAAACGAATTCCAGCGCCATGAATAGCATCTTGTAGAAAGTGCCATAGCTCAGGAGGTCCGGACCAAATCACGATTCCTTGATCTGTTACAATAAATTTCCCTGCTTTCCAGGAAACAGTTACGACTCTCATAGTACAAACCCAGTTGTATCCTGTTTTGCGCTACCTTTTGCGAAGGCTCCACCTACTTGAGAGACCTTTCCTAGCCACCAGACATCAGTATCATCTTGTTCTTTAATCACGTGATAACCGAACCAGGTATCAGGGATGCTTTCTCTCGTTCTCCAAACTACGTTGACTACTCCACCAGAAGACAAAACATCTAAACAGAAGCTCTCGTTTTTCTCTGATCGCGAAAAAATCAAATCGTAGTTCCAAGGGAACTTTCCTGTCAGATATCGGTCCATTCGATCAAATCGTTTTGTGTAATCGTAAAACCTGATCTTTCGTTTAAATAAACTAGGTGCTACCAGTTCCCAGGCAACATCCGAAAGAACATTCAACCGAACAAAAGGAGTTTTCCCTTGCTTCTCTGCTTTCCTTTCAATGGCATCGAGCTCTGATTCCAGAGTGCTTAGAAATAATCTTCTGTTCTCTAAAAACAGTTGAGCTTTCTTGATTCTTGCCTGTCTCACGTTAGAAAACTTTCCTCTTCCCTGATCAAATAGACATACGGAAGTACATCCTTCTGATCTACTGGGACAAAGCTCAGTTCCCGACTCCATTGCAGGAGCAAGGGACAATCCGGCAATCAAGATCTGATCAGTCCTGGTCTTGTCCAGTTTCGTATTTCCAGTTTCTGCTAGTAGTTTGATTAGTTGTTTGCTCATAGTTCCTCTCAAATAATTTGGTCGTCAGTAGTAAAATCAAACAAGGTCCGCTCAAGTCTCTGAGCTTTCTTGTAGTACTGGTATTCTCTAGCGAAACATTGACTAGCATAGGCCCAGGCATCATCAGTATTTAATGAAGACAAAGCTTTCTGCATGGTTTCCCTGATCGGTTTCCTCTGTTCCAAGGATAGATAAATCTTCGGTTCTTTTGTTAGATCTACTGCCACGATACCTCCGGTTGCTTCAGTTCAATGGAATAGCCAAGGCTCTTGATCTTATGTAGCTGGAAACGGTCTAGTGTTTTTGTCCTGGTTAGATCTGAAAAGATCTGTGCAGTTTCACAGATTGGATAGTATAAGGTCTTTCCGTAGACCTGTTTTTGTTCGATGATGATTTTCATTTGTTCCTCTTTAGTTTGTTGGCTCAATGATCCAGAAACACTCGCCATCTGTTCCGACTCCGGAATGAGGGATCTGAAAATGATTAGCGTAGAAGAGAGCTTGTTTGATATCGGTTACTAAGCATAACCAATCACACTCTGGATGCTCCGGATGCTTCGTGTAGAAGCAGAAGAGTTTTGGGCTCATCTTGTCCTCGTATTAATAAGGTAATAATCACTGATCAGAATTGAATCAGTAAAACTATCCTAACACTTGTCATTATGACTAGTCAACACTTTTTGATCATTCTTGATCATTTTTTTTTGGTCTTTTGCTCCAGGTCCAAGCAGTTGCTCAGGTTGCCATTGATAGACTAATATATTAGTTTGGTTGTGGTTGTTCGATGGTAGGTCGGAAACAAGCTGGGAAAGCCATTTTCCGGAACAAAATCCGACCTCCTGAGCTTGCCCGATCCCTCCAGTACCTCCCGATCCCTTCCGTTTTTTATCACTGATAACTTTATCAGAACTTACAAGTCACTGATTTCATTGACTACTGTTCTTGCTGTATGCGTTCCATATCGTATAATAGTGAACATATAGCTACGTTTAATCATCGATTAGCAATTAAACCACCGATTTAGTCCTCGTTTTCTCCCTGGTTCAAAAGGTATGGGGGGTCACAAAATCGGCCCTTGGTCTGTGGTAGGTCATCCCCTTCCCCCACACGGGGGGAGTTTTTACTAGACGGTCTGATCAAAACTGATATAAATTGATCAAAAGGAGAAACATGAAAGACCCCAGACACCGAGTCAAGCAGAGAGACATTGAGATCAAGGAGAAGTTCGGAAAGATTCAGTGTGCTCCGATGGGTGCTCTCTGGTCTCAGGGCAAAGCGGCAGGTTTGACAGTCAAGAAGTTATCGGACAAGTCCGGACTTCCGGCCAATACAATCCGTGAGATGAACAGGAAATATGGGGAACTGGTGGAACTGCAGGTCCGAGCGAATCTCGGAGAGATTGCGGTCGATGCGTTACAGAACATGGTTGATCTGGCGTTCACTGCAGAAGATGAGAAGACTCGTTTCAATGCAACCAGAGATTTATTGGACCGAGCAGGGTTCAAGCCGAAGACCGAATCGCACATCACTCAGGAAGTGATCAAGAGGTCACCGAAGGAGATTGAAGAGGAAGCGAGGAAGAAGTTAGGCAACGAGTTAGCCGAGAAGTTACTCGGACTGTCATCGATAGAGGATGCAGAGATTGTAGAGACGTAAACGTTCATGGACTTTGTTGGACACCACGGTCCGCACTCGGTAGTCGAGCCATCTTTTCGGCAGATAAAATCTGTTGGAGGTCCATGGGCAAACCGATAATCAATAGCAAGGTGTTGAAAGGTGCGTCTCTTCAAATTTTGTAATGACTGTAGTTATCGAATTCTTTGTGAACGTTATCGGAGATGTTGGAGTGGCAACGTACCAGGGGAAAAAGGTCAGTCTGAACAAACCGTTTCGGACACCGAAGGAAAAGAAGAAGTTCGCAGTCTATGTGAAGAACGATAAAGGCAATGTGATCAAGGTCCGTTTCGGAGATCCGAAGATGTCGATTAAAAAGGACCAGCCAGATCGGAAGAAAAGCTACTGTGCTCGCAGTGGTGGGATCAAGGGAAAATCAGACCGGACTTCAGCGAACTACTGGAGTCGGAAGATGTGGAACTGCTGAAAGCAGTTACGTGAGGAACGAACGGGATTGTTGACTTTAACAAGGAGCAACGATGCACAAGGGATCGAAGCACGGACTCTATCACAACATTCACAAGAAACGGAAATCTGGGAAGCCCATGAGGAAGAAAGGAGAGAAGGGAGCACCTACAGACAAGGCGTTTAAACAAGCAGCAAAGACTGCAAAACGGAACAAACCGAAAGGAACGAAATGATGTACGGAAAAAAGAAAACGTCAAAGAAAGCGTTCAAACCGTGTGCAACGTGTCCGTCACCGAGCAAGTGCAAGATGGCCGGTAAATGCTTGAAAAAGAAAAAATAGTAGTTGAGGCTCTAGAACTCCAGAAGGAGTACGAGGAAGCCAAGAAGTTCAACAAGCTATTATCTTACGAACCGTATCGGTATCAGGCGGAGTTTCACCGGAGCAGGGACGATTCTGGGAATCAGGCACGGCAACGTTGTCTGATGGCTGGAAACAAGGTCGGCAAGACCTTCTGTGGTGCAGCAGAGATGGCATATCATCTAACGGGACTGTATCCAGAGTGGTGGGATGGCTGGAGGTTCGACAGACCGATCCAAGCCTGGGCCGCAGGACAGAGTCACTATGCAACGAGAGACATTGTTCAGTGTGAACTTCTCGGAACTCCAGGAGATCCGGATGCACAGGGAACGGCAGCCATTCCGAGAGAATTGATTCTATCGACAGAAAGAAATCCTGGGGTTCCCAACGGCATCGGGATGGTGCTGGTCAAGCATGTAAATGGAAAGAGCAGACTCCAGTTCAAATCATATGACAGTGGTGCTTCTGCCTGGATGGGAGTAGCCGTAGACGTAGTTTGGATGGACGAGGAACCACCGCAGGACATTTACTCGCAATCACTTCGTGCATCACTGAAGAACGGAGGTCCGGTCTATCTGACGTTCACACCGGAACGGGGAGTAACCGGAGTTGTTCAGAACTTTTTGAATGACCGAAAGCCTTCGCAGCAACTGGTGACTGCTTCCTGGGACGATGCTCCGCATTTATCCGAGGATGTAAAACAGGAGATTCTCTCAGCGTTACCGTTGCATGAGCGTCAAATGAGATCCAAGGGAATTCCGGTACTTGGAAGCGGACAAGTCTTTCCGATTGCAGAAGAATCCTTTTCAGTCAGAGCCTTTGAAATTCCGGAACACTGGCCGAGGATCTGTGGAATCGACTTCGGTTTCGACCATCCGACTGCAGCAATCTGGGTAGCCTGGGACCGTGACACAGACACAGCTTATCTCTATGACAGCTACTGTCAGTCCGGTGCAGCGATGTTGCAACATGCCGAAGCAATCAAACTCCGAGGAAACTGGATTCCGGTAGCTTGGCCTCATGACGGTAGCATTCATGACAAGGGAAGTGGACATGCTTTAGCTGATCAGTATCGCAGAGCCGGAGTCAATTTCTTGGGTTCCCACTTTCACAATCCGGAAGGCGGAATTGCTGTCGAACCAGGAATCATGGCGATGATCACAAGGTTTCAAACCGGAAGACTGAAGGTCTTCGATCATTTGCAGGACTGGTACAAGGAATACAGAATCTATCACCGCAAGGACGGAAAGATTGTCAGAAAGAATGATGACTTGATGTCCGCCACCCGTTATGCCGTTCAATCTCTTCGGTATGCAACAGTTCGGACCTGGAGACCCAGAGCAGAGGTAGCCGAGGGTTCTTTGTCAGATCGCACTTTTGACCCTTTCAACCATTGGAGAGCATGGCCAGAGGATACAACCCCGTCTCCCGTGTGGAGGAACTGAGACAACGTTTTGAAACAGTCCGACAACAAGGACTTTCGGC